ACGGTCACGGTCGAGCCGATGGTCAGCGCGATCTGGCCGGCATCGGTCTCGTCCCAGTAGAGGTCGCCGTTGACGCTCCAGGTCTTCAGCGTGGCCTTCCGCGTGCGGTAGGTGTCGCCGATGACCGAGTCCTCGACGACGTCGGAGGAGTGAGCCAAGGAGTAGTTGCGGAGCTCGCCGATGGTGGTCGACGAGATTTTGACGGTGCCTTCGCGGCCTAAGTGGTTCGCCATTTTAGTCGGTGGTTAAATAGATGCAGGAGAAGGTATGACGAGCGACGCCCCAACGACGCTCTTCGTCAGGTTCGATCACATAATCCACGCTTGTCAGAAGGAGGTCATCACAGACGCCGCCCAGGGTCACATCAGCAAGCACCGCAGCCTCAACCGCAGCCGAACCCGTGTCGAAGAGGTCGTCGATGATCGTCGTCGAGCCGGCCGCCTCCGCGGTGAAATACTCAACCATCACTTGCAGCGTCCGGTACTGGGTCCGATTTGACGGCGCCAGCGTGCGGACCTCGACTTGCTCGTTGACCGCGTAAACGGCGGCAGACGGGAAGCTCGTCGAGGCAAGCGTGTTGTTCCGGCCCTTGAGGAGATTCGCCGTGGGAACGACGCTAGCCTGCGTCAGCTTGAGCCCGATGGCGTTGCGGATGTCGGTGCGGGTGCTCATCGTGGCATATTCTCCTGCACGACGCCGGCCCCGCTGATGCGCGCGAATCCAAGGTTTACGGCGCGATTGGCGAGGATGGCGTCGACTTTCTTCAAGGTGATCTTCGCGCGGAACTCCAGCGCATCATTCACGTAGCGATCTGGATTCGGCACCTTAATATTGACCGCGGTCCCGGTCAGGAACGGTTTATCGCTGGTGAAGTTGTGCGACTCGACGCCAGCCCGCGCCGCGTGACGACGGACCCAGGCTGGCACGCGCTGTCCAGTAGCGAGAGCGGCCGCGGCAAATCCAGCCTTGGCCCAGCCAACCTTTGACTGCACTGAGTTGAGATAGCGGTCGGCGGATGCATCACTGATCCACATCTGACTTTGCACCTGCCAGCGGCCAATCGGATTCCGGTCAACGTAGCCGATGCGTCCGTAACGGTCGCGGTACTTCAAATGGAAGTTACGCATCGTCGAGACTGATGCGTTCTGATTCCAGAACTTCCAGTAAATGCGAATCGTCTTGGACGTCTCCCATCCCAGACGGACGTTGACGGTTTCAGTCCGCGCTCTCTTCGGCGGCGTAACCTTAGAACTGCCGATCCGCTGGAAGATGCCGAGCGTCGTAATCTGTTTTTTGATGCGGCGGGTTCTTCCGCCGAAAAGATCCGATTTGATCGCGTATTCGCCCTGCTCCTTTGCAGCCGTAGTTAGACCGGATCTTACCGGCTTTTTGCTCTTCCGGTGCTCGTGCTGTCCGGTCGGCGGCAGAATCATCATTATCGACCGCGCTACGTTGCCACCCTCCTGCTTGATGACTTTGCCTAGGTCGACTCGCGCGGCCTGCGCTAGACGCTCAAGCGCCAAGTCTAGCTTCCCAGAGTTGAGGGTGATGTCGATCATATCACCTTCGCGACGTCGATCTCGCAGCCCGCGCCCTCCGCGTCGAACCGCACCTGCTCCACGAAGTAGGTAGTGCCGGCCCGCACCAGCGTCTGACTCTGCGCCGGCGTTCCAGTCACCGATGAGGTCGTGAAGAAGACCGTGAACTTCACGTCGTCCCGGCGCTGATCCTCGAACTCGTCAAAAAGGTTCCGGCTCGAAGACCAGACGCCAGTGATCGTGCTGCCGAGGTAGGAGAACGTGATGCCGGCTTGCTCCAAGATGGCGCCCTGATCGAGCGCCAGCTGCACGGGATCGAAGTCGCGGACTGCGGCCATACTTAATCGCCAACTGTCACAACGCGCGAGGCCGGCGAGAAGGTGTCATCCTGCGCGACGCCAGACGATACGTGCCAAAACTCCTTCCGCACGGCCGCCGCGATGATTGCCGGCGAGGAGTTGATCGTGAAGACCTCCTCGACGTCGCGGATGATCCGCGGAAGGTGCGCCGGTGACTTCGCCCGCAAGATCATCGTCTGCGGCACGCGCCAGGTCAGGAGCTTCGCCTCCTGCGCCTCATCCGCCAGGAACACAATCGGCCGCTTGGCGACCCGCCGGCAGGCTTCCATCAGCGCCCCGGCGTGGTACTGCTTGCCCTGCGAGTAGCCGAACGGCGCCAGAAGGCAGATTTCGCGGCTGAAGCCGTAGTCCTCAAGCGGCGGCTGCTCGTCGATCAGATCGAACTCGGGCCGCTGATTCAGCTGGGCGAACTCGGGGAAAAGGCCGAAGACGAAGTCGCCCCACGGCTTGCCGCTTGCGCGGTACTCGTCGTATCGGTGCGGCCAGATCTCGAGCTCCAGCACGCGGCCGAAGCGCATCTTGTCGCGCTGCTTCGGGTCCGAGGGCCGCGCGTAGCTGACGCAGCCGAATAGACCCCAATACTGCGGGAAGCATTCGACGTAGACGAAATGGCCTTGGCTAGCCAGATGCCGGGCGATCGGCAAGACGCGGATGATGTCGCCGAGTCGCTGGTGGTAGACGATGCAGATTCTCATTGGAGCATCGTGTTGTAGCGCTCAGGCGTCTTGCCCGCAACCCATCCGTGGAAGCCGAACGAACACGCTGGCCCGCAGTCTCCCTCCTCGATGTAATGCTCCCACGAGAAACGGCGCGCAATCTCGACGGGCGCAAACTTCATCCCGAGCTCGACCATTGGCTGATGCAGCGTCTGGCATTGGAACACGTCGCCTGGCTGCCGATTCCAGAGCCCGACGGCATCTGCGCTTGCCTTGAGAAATGCCCACGACCGGAGCGAAAATCCCGTGTTGCCGACGCGATGCCTGAGCCCCCACGAGGCCGGCCACGGCGCGCCGATCATATCGTAATCTAGCCAGCTATCGTCCCACAGCTGCGGGTTGAGGATCCAGCCATCGTGCGAAACAAAGAGGCAATGGCTGGTCTTAAAGTGCAGATGCAGTTCGGCGATTTCGCAGCGCATCGCGTCCTCGTAGGTTCGCGGACTCTCGATCAGGACGGACCCGCCGAACGTGAAAAGGCTTTCGCAATAGCGCATCACGCGCCGCGTTCGCTCGGGATTTAGCCCGTCGGTCGCGATCAGGGTTACATTGGGCAAATGCTTCACGGCGCGGTCCATTTGGAATCCGCGTCAGGGTTGCGCTGCTTGAAGAGCTCGAGGCCGGCATCGTAACGCTCCTTTGTGTTGTTGTGCTGGTAGGTCGCGTCCCAGTTCCCCTTCTTGAAGGCTGGGTGCTGGTGCTCGAACTTGTAGAGGTGGCGCGCGTCGATCACGACGCCGTCACGCCAGGCTCGGTGGCTGAACTCATTATCGCTGAAGACCGACTCGTAGCCCTCGTGGAAGAGCTCGCCGCCCTGCTGCTCGAAGCGGGCGCGCGAAAGGATCGCCATACAAAGCAGCGGGCCGGTGCGGTGGCCGTCGTGGACCGCGATCACGAGCGGCTCCTTTTGCAAGTCGCGCCCCTCGACGAGCGACAGAAGCTTCGTGTCCCATCCGATGGGAGGAACCCAGTCGTCGGACAGCTGCACGATCAGATCGCCGCGCGCCTTCTTGGCTGCGAGGTTCCAGGCTGCGACGCAGGACCGCTTCTCCGAGACGACGCTGAGGAACTGCTTTCCCATCGTGACCGACTCCTTGTCGTCCGCGTCCACGGCAAATACGTGCTCGATGCGGGTCGGATCCTGTGCGAGCCCGAGCCAAGCCTCGCGACAGGCGACGGCCTTCGACGTGCGGCCGCGGGTCGAGTGAACAAGCGAGATCCGCGGATGCTTGCCGAGATGGAACTGCTGCTGAAGCACGTCCGCCCGAGCATCCAGCCCAGCGAGCCGGAAGGCGCGCGCGGCCAGATCGTAGCCGGCCCAGCCGTAGTATTTCGCCTCCGAGGTCCACGGCTTGTCCGCGCCGATTGGCTCGCGGTGGCGCAGCATCTCCTCGGCCCACCAGCGCGCACGCGCTCCGTCGTTCTTCTCGAAGAGCAGGAGGATGATCGCGGCGTAAGCCTCGCGGCACCACGGGAAGACGGCGTGCGCTTGCAGCGCGTAGCTCATCGCCTCGCGCGAATCGCCGCACAGCTTGGCGAGGTTCAGCAGCGCCTCGTAGCGGAAGGACTGCTCGAGATTTGGGAAGCTTAGAGCGATCTTCCCGAACTGCTCCGCGGCCTGCCGATTGCCGGCGCAGAGGTGCTCCTGGTGGATGTAGAAATACTGGGTTGGCGTCTCCTTTACCGACTGCCCGAGGATGCGGAGATTTCGCCTGCGGTTCTCCTTCTTGACCGACTTCGGCGCGTGTACCCAGACCGGCCGCGGCCAGTCCTCGTGCTTGTCGCCGGGCAGCAGGAGAAGGTTCTCGTGGACATCGTGATGCCAGACGCGCCCAGCCTCGAAGGCAGAGCGGCGAATCGCGCGCTCGCGGTGCAGCTTCTTGTTCGTGCCACGGACGTCATAAGGACAGCGCACCATCAGCACCTCGGGCGCGACCGTGCGTAGGAGATCGCGGAAGTCGTGCGCCTCATCTAGCAGATCGTCGCAGTCGGACCAGACGATCCAGTCGCCGGTCGCCTTGACAAAGGCCGCGTTGCGGGCGCGCGCGAAGGAGTCGACGTGGTCCCACTTCTCGGCGCCGTAGCCGTTCCGGTATTCAGCCCCGCGGAAGTCCTTGCCGTTCTCGCGGCACCAGACCGCCGCCATCTCAAGGGTCGCGTCGGCCTCCTTCGCTCCGATAGCCCGCACGATGCAGAGCTCGTCGAACACAGGCGCGAAGCTCGAGAGCATCGCGATAATGTGCTCGGCCTCGTTCCCGCAGATGACGCAAAGTGAGACGCGCATTTCGCTGTCGGTCGCGTCAAAAAGAAACCCGCGCCCCAGTTAAGGAGCGCGGGCGGCATCGGGATACCCGTTAGCCTTTAATTCTTTGCTTAGGCGTACTGCGTCGCGATCAGCTGGCCGGCGTTGGTGTTGACCACCTTCTCCGACACATAGTGCGAAGCGCGCACGATGTTGGACTTGATCGACTCGTCGCGGTAGGTGAACACGCCGACGGCAGGACCGTACTCGGACCAGTTCAGCGTGAAGCCCGCGCCACCGCCGAAGTAGCCGGCGCCGGACTCGGTCACGGAACCGACCCAGATGTAGGTGTTGGCCCAGATGTTCGCGCTCGAGAACGCCACGCCTTCAGCCGCGGAGTCATAGGCCGCGCGACCGATCAGCACCTCGCTCACGCCGAAGACCTCGGCCGCCGCCTGGGTGGAGGCGTTG